CAAGAAGGCATCGGGCGTATGGACAGGTAGAATACTTTGACATCTTTTCTTTATAATTAGGGAGTACGCAAAAAAAATTGTTTCCAACATCTTCTCACCGATGACATGTACCTGTTCCAAGATCCAGAGACTGGGCCACATGGTGTCCTCTAAGTCTAAGGGCATCATGGACGTCCTCGACCATGAGGGTCTTTGTGGGTCTCGACGAGTTGACGACTAGGGCAACCTTAATTACATCCTCGATTGAAGCACCGATAGCTTCGTGGATGACTGCGTAACAATCTTCAGATATACTCTTAATTCCGGCTCGCCTCGCCAAACGCGTTATCGACGGTTTAGTGATGTATTCCATTTTTAGAAGCTAACACCGTGGCTTTAAGTTAAGGTGACTTAAAAAGGAGGGGTGACATCAATAAACTAATGAATGGGTCAACTCAGAATACCGGTAAGAAGAAGAGGACACGATTCTACGAGATTTACATCTCTAAACTTTTAAAGCAGGTTGCAGGGGATAATGGGATCACCGCTAACTCTAAGCAACAGCTTAATAGTATTCTCTGCTCAATCACCAGGATAATCAGCCTCAAGGTCAATTCATTGACCGAGATGGCCAAGAAAAGAACAATGTCTGAGAAGGAAGTCAACAATGCCATTCGTATTCTCTTTTTGGGAGACTTGGCTAACGGCATGATAGTCATGTGCAACCAGGCCGTAGAGAACTATCGCGAAGACGAGAGTGGTAAGGGCGTCACCCGACAAGAGCGGGCTGGTATCACCTTCCCTCCTTCCGTAGCAGAGAAGTATCTGCGAAATTTCGGCTATTCCAAGACCATGGTTAGTAATACAGCTCCAGTAGCCCTAGCAACCGCTGTGGAGTACCTGGCTGGAGAGATACTGGAAGATGCGGCTTTATGCGCCAAACAAAAGAAGCGAGTAAGGATTACCATTCGGGATCTTGAGATCGGAGTTCGCACAGACAGTGAAATCAACACTTTTTTCGAGGACAACAAACTATCTTTCCTAGGAGGGGGTGTCGTTCCTTACATCCACCCTAGCTTGCTCGTAAAGAGAGCGAGGCGCCGCAAGAGTAAGAAGTCGATAGGTAAGCGCCCCCATCGCTACCGACCAGGTACAGTATCCGTTAGAGAAATTCGTCGCTTCCAAAAGTCTAGTAACTGTTTGACACTTGCGAAGTTTCCATTCGAGAAGTATACCCGTGCCATCGTCCAGAACCTAGGAGATGACAAAGAAGAGAAGGTCAAGATTAGCAAGAATGTGTTCCTTACCCTTCAGTACTTCGTAGAGCAGAGTATAGTGTCCTTGCTCCACAAAGCCTACAAGGCAGCAATACATGCAGGAAGAGTTAAATTAGTAGTCTCTGATATCGAGTTCATCCAAGGTTTAGAGAGTACACCCGAAGAACCCCATGCGAAGCCTTTAGCTGTGAAGGACGACACGGATAGAGATGTAGTAAAAGAATTTGACCTCGCTGACGCTAATCATGATGGGGTCATATCAATGACGGAGTTCAAGGAGTGGAAGAATAGGCAGATTGAGTCCTCACCCTCCTAACTCTTGTTATTTTTTCAGCTAACTTATTTTGCGAGTAACATCTCAAAAATAAGTTACCCGTGTATAGTAAATGGCAACGAAAAAGAAACAACTCATTAGAGGAGTAATTGCGTATACAGTCGCATTTATCCTCTGTGCAATCGTAGCTATTTCCAGGTATGCCACAGGGACTGACATCATGAATCTAACAGTGTTTAGGTCAAAGATACTGGGAGATCTAACGGGCGAGAATGGGGTGTATTCGCTCTGGCCAATATCACACTTTGTGTTATATGCGTTCCTTGGCTACCTAGCTCCATCATGGTGGTGGCTGTGGATCTGTGTTGGAATAGGGTGGGAACTTATTGAGTACAGTTGCGGTCTTCTCGTTCGCAAACTACAGTCTACGAAGCGGACAGCAAGTCTGGGAAAGAAAGCCGAAAGAATGTTTATGCCACAGTACGAAGAGGGGGAATGGGTAAGCGGAAAACCATCTGACATTCTCTTCAATATTGCCGGACTTGGACTTGGACTACTTCTGTCAAAGTTCTGTAAGACGAAACAACGAGAGAAGTATTCTGACTATAAGAGTGACGAAAAGAACAATCTTATTCCTCCTTTACGTGACGGGGTCACAGTTGCATCTCGGATTGAGGAGAGGAAGGAGGAGTCCTGGCCTTAGCTTTTGTCTCTTCCTCCTTCTCGTATTTCTCCTTGTAAGCCTGTAATGCTTTAGCCAACGCCACTCCTAGACCCAAACCTAGGACGTTGAGGATTAGATCAGCCGCGTTAGGGGCCCACCACTTACGAGAGTATCCGATAGAGCCATCTTTCTTCTTACTTCGCTCAAATAACCCAAACAAAAACTCCACGCCCTCCCACCCGATTCCTACCAGGATCAGAATAGGCCAACACTTAGGAAATAAGAAACCTAGGATAAAGTACATAATGAAGTGTGATATGGGCCAATAACTACAGCAGTCGTCAGTAATACGAAAAGAGATCTTGTTCATGAAGTCGCACTTAGCCGGATTATTTGCACATACCCTCTTTAAGAATAGGTTATAGTAGAGTATGTTGATGATCCCAATGACTAGAATAATGACAAGAGGAGGACAACAACCTTTTTTGCATACCATTTATACATTGACAATCTTTTTTTGCTCCTTTACCTGATTTAAAAGTAGACTGAGTAAGCATCAAAATGTCAGGTAAAGACGATAACGATATACAGGACGATGTGAATCACAGTAATGAAAGAGAGACTGAGCCAAAGTCCCCGGATCCCTCTCATCTGATGACAGGGAGATACGTAGCGCTCATGGAGACGAGTGAGAAAGAGTGCGAGAGTTGGTACTATTTTATCAGGTTGGCAGGCAATGGTGACGCTCTCAGGCACCTTCATGCCCAACTTGAGGAGGTAGAGTGGTACATACAGGACGATTTAAGCACTTTTGACCTGGATCTGGAGCACATGGTGTCAGCGATGACGGCGAAGCAGATGACCAAACTAGAACTTAACTCTCACTCTTTCCACCGGAAGTTCGACGGGAAGCTCGAAGAGATTGATCTCGGGTTCAGGAAGAAAGATAGTGATGAACGTAAAATGGAGAAGGCCTTTGACCTCCTAGGCTATGGACAAATAGAAGACTACATTAATGACGAAGATTTGGACCCAGAAGATCTCACCGACGCTAGCTCAGACTCCGAGTCCGAGTCGAGTTCTGAATCTGATCGCGCCTCGGAATCGGACGACGACTCGGAATCTGACTCCGAGTCTCACGACGAAGAGAAAGAAAAAGACCAAGGATCTAGCAAGAAGAGAAGAGGTAAGAGGACCGGGCGCCGCGCTGGAGGAGGTATACCCCCAGCTCTTCTCAAGAGCGAGCGCCCAAGATGGACTCGCTCCAAAGGCTTTCGGAAGCATGCTTAGCTGACTCGAAGATTTGTTTCCTAATGAGGACACAAAAACTAACTCTTTCGCAAGGCGAAGTATATGATAAGCCCCAACACGGTAACCATTGCTCCCACCAAAATGGCAATTACTATCGGAGATACATTCGCTATCCTCGTGGTTACCCCAGGATCTTTAGCATCCATACTGCTAAGCTCGGCATCTATCATCGACACCATATCGTAGGGGTGCCCGCCTCCTAGCTCCTCAGGGACCAGCTGATTGCATCTGATGACGCAGTTCCTCAATTTTCTAGGTGTATACCGCTTGCCTCCCTGGAGCGTGACCTTAATGCTGGCTTCTACATCCTCAACGTATCTATCATTAGGGTTGTAAGGGAAACAGTTGGCATTGTGGCAAGTAAAACGAATGGCTTCGAAGTCATCTCCAAAGGTCTTTGGTGACAGTACATATATCGGGAAGACTCTACTCTGCCTCCACCCCGCGTTTGTACCGAGTGGCCCCGTGGCTACTCCCGAGGACGTTAGAGAGTTGAGTACTCTTCGACTGCCTTCCCATCGGTAAGATGCTACCGATCTGTCATCCTCTCGGTTCGACTTGACGTATCTTCCCTCATAATTTTGGGTAGGGGGGTTGGGGTCCATTGAAGGGAAGGCACCCGAAGGGAACTCGAGACCACCCCTAACATGTACAAAGAGAGGTACGGTCCAAGGCACGGGCTTGGTGTAAGCGATGAAGTACACACACTCATGATCAACGTCGTAGGGATCATAGATAAGACGAACATCTTGGGTATCCCAAGGAAAGGCTTCTCCCCCGTGAGAGGGAGTGGCAGTAGAACTCTTCTTGGCACAAAATAAACCCATGCCATAAGGAATTGGTCTCACCATCGGATTGATCGCATAGAACTTGAAGGCTAAGGTCCACGGGCCGTAAGGATCTCGAGATTCAGGTTGGGTGCACGTGAACACAACCTTACCCTTTTCATTTTTCTTGAGTGAAGGTCCAGATATATATCCTCGGTAGGTTCCTGTAGACTCGTCGACGAAATGGTAAACGCAGTAGGGGAGTACGTCGCTATCGGACGCGAGATCCACAAGTTCACTTTCTAGAAACTTACGCTCAGTCATTTAGCTATAACATCTAAAATAAAATGTTATAATCTAGATCTTATACCCATGTTTCCGTAATTCCTGCATTAAGAACTTTCGGATGTCAGGTAGCTTGACGGTATGAGGCACCTCAATAAGCACTATTCGGTTCTCTTTGCACATACGTTTTTTCATATCATCTCTATACTTCTGATTAAGGAAATGGTCCTTACTGCGGTGAAAGTAGGGAGTGTACTTATAGTGTTGTATCCCGTTATACTCCACGGCTAGCCCCAGCTCGGAGTTGTAACAGTCGAGCTCAAGGTTGAAATTACCACCGGTGACAGGATTGCGCAGAAAGTCTGGTCTTTGCGAAGGGAAAGGTTTTCGGAAAAGGCTCTGTAATACACGTCGACACTCAGCCTCACCCTTGCTAGACACAGCTCAAAGCCCTTGTCACTCCATAACTGTTTTATCTTTTTCCACATCTTTATCAATGGCCAGATTTTCTTTTTTGAGCGGTATACTCTCCTTGCACAAAGGGCACACAGCCTTGTAGTGGCCCCACTCCTCTATGCAGCTGTGGTGAAAAGTATGGCGACACGATAACACAGAAACCTTGTCTCCAACCTTAAACTTATCCGAGCATATAGTGCATCTCTCGTCACCACTCCCTTCTTCCTTCTCTTTGTAGTCCTCGGACGAGATCTCTATGCACTTCGTGCCGTCGCGACGGATCTCATTCTGTGCATTGCTCTCCCTCAGGGCCTGCGATACCATCCTATGCTCCAAGGATCCAGCCATTTCTGCGACCCAAAGGAAAGCACTGAAAGCGGATAGGGGAATATTGTTCGGATTTCCTATGCTCTCCCTGAGTGATGTGAGCATGGTGGCCCTCCCTTCACTAGCGTCATCCGCTCTTATCTCATCGCTTTCAAAATCATGTGCGGGGCCTCTAAGTGTGTACCTATCGGTAACTCGTCTTATATTCCCGTCATCGTCTCCCTCAAATGTGGTCTCAATACTAAATCTAATTTCGGACATTGTTGTTCCTTACTCTTAGGCTAGTATATATAAACCATTTTTATTTTAGTAGAAAGGTGTCGAGTTCCATCCCAAGTGGTTAAAAAGTTCTTGGCATACTTCATCATGAAATAATTTTCGATCTATGGTCTTAAGAATAATAAATTCTTCTTTCTTACATGGATGCTTGTGACGTAGAAGTAGCTGGTAGAGGACATATTGCGTGTTAATGAAATTCTTCCTGTTGATGTGTTTGAACTTGCGATCATACAGATCAGTCAAAGAGTCAAAGTCGTCTAGCAACTGGTCTTCCAGATGGCTGATATCGTCAGGCTTTGTCCCGGTTAGGGTGTAGTGAATGAGATGTACGTTCTCATAGTGGTTGGAGTAGCCAAGCTCTTTTAGGAACATCAGAATGTGGTTCTTGGTGATATTAACAAATCTTGTCTCAGACGGGGAATCCTTATCGCCTTCGAGTAGATGATGTCGAGAGAATTGGTCCTCGAGATCAGCATAGATACTTGGGGAGATGGTACAGTTTTGCTTGCCTTGGTACTGCTTGACGCAGTCCCGAAAGTGAACCTTCCTATCATACATGTATTTACTTGATATATTGACGCGGTCTATATCATTATATGATGAGCTATGCTTCATGATAGTCTGTTGTGCGAAGCAACTCATACAAATATAAGTATTTCTATCGATGATATCAAAGTCTTTCTTATTGCGACAATTAGTGCATACTATATTATGAGGTTTATCTTGCTTGTCTCTATTGATATTTGTGTACTTGCTAGCTATCTCTAAGTATTTCTTGATAAGAATCTGTTTAGCCTTATTCTTCTTCACAGGCTTGCCCATGAAGTTCATCTTGATCGGCACTCTTAGTATACTCTTGTACTCCTCAATGAGGCTGACGCTATTAGCTAAATAGAAATTTAACTCCGACCTGTTTTCAATTTTCGCGATGTACTTCGCTAGCCTTTTATGTTCACCCTCTATGTTCCTTCGTAGACGATCTCCTAACGCTTTTGCCTCGAGAGACTTTTCTAGGTCAGCTAACTTCTTCTTATGTAAAGGAAGCTGTTTGAATTCTTTCTCGAATCTTTCTCGAATCCTAGCATCAATACTTAGGATATTCTTGTCAGACATGTCCTTTTGTCCTTCCTATAGATTTGTTTAAGTAAGGAGACTCTGGTAGGAGCACTCTCACAGAATCGTCCTCCATCTATTACGTCGCCGTGAGCTCCCCTCAAGCTGTCTAAATACAACGACGTGGTCTGTAGGCTGCACACTCTCCCTCCGTGTTGTTGCTAAGGCCCTGCAGACAAACTTCTAGTTCCTTCCTTCTAATGGGTTTTCTGCAGTCTTGCGGCGGCCTCAGTTTAGCATGTTTCCTCTACCCAGGAACTATACTGTGTTTTTT